ATTGTGTTTGTATTATTAAAGATTAAAGTTGCCAGTCTTGGAAATGTATCAGCCACTATCTTAAAAACACGTTTAGGAGTAGCGAATATTTTAAAGGCTCTCACTTAATCGCCCCGCCTTTCATGTATTAGACGAGCTGAATTTTCATAGAATTAATAGCAAACAATAAGATTGTAGCAGTTTGCACAGTTCTAGGATTCGTCAAAGCGTCGTAATACAAAATATTTCCGCCGCCAATTGTACCAGAATCCGCAATGAATACATGTGTAATTGTTCCCCAAGCAGTTGTGCTTTCTGGGAACTCAAACTGTGTATTATTTTGGACAATGCCACCAGACGACGTTGTAAAATTAGTCTTGTTGTTTGTAACAGCAACTCTAGCATATCCGCCGCCAGCGGGTTCAGTTGCTCCGCCACCATTAGCGTTAATTGCTGTTGTTGAAAGTCCGAGATAGTATGTACCACTCGGAGTAAATGACGTTCCGCCAAATAAAAAATCGTTCAGCTTATTAGCCTGATATGTAGTAATAGCCAAAGAAATCACTCCTTATGTTGTTGGCCTAATCTTTGGAATAAATGTAATAACGCCCTGTTGAAAAGCGTATTCTTCTCCAGAATAATCTATAAGTACAGGCTGTTGTATATATTTCCCTGAAAGGTTCTGTGTATGAGCACTGCCAAGTTTTACAACAACACCATTACCGCTAAATATATCACAGGGCAAATCTAAAACGGCGACATCTGGTTGTCCAACACGACACAATCTCCATCTCGCTGTTGAATTTTCTAAATTGAATGGTGTGCCATCCGAGTAATAATAGTAAAATTCAAGAGTTTCAGATGTACCGGCAATCATTGCAAATTCGCCAAGCTGATTTACCTCGTAGCAAAATATGCCATTAGCCATCAGTATTCCCTTCTTCCTGTTTTACAGGTTGATAGTTTTCGCATTCTACGAATAATTCTTCGATAACATTCATAACGCCAGCTACAATAGCACAGTTTGTTTTACCACTAACTTGAATACTATTCAAAGCATTATAAATAGATTGTAATTTTTCTTTCATTTTCCGTTTACTCCTTTTATATAGTCAATCTAATCGCAGCTAACTACGCTACAATTGGTAGTTTAAATGCTGCGAATGCTCAAATTTCTAATTTATCAGCAACAAAGCTAACTTCTTCTACTATAACGTCAGAAGGAGGTTCTTTGGGCATATTTTGCAGTACACTTAGGGCTTATAGTAGTGTACAGACTGGCTCTTTATATACTAGCTTACTTGATTGTAGTTCGAGTGCGATTACGGTTGGTGGAAGTGCCGCTTCTTGGAAAACAGCTACTATATCTGGAACAACAATACGCTATCTTGGACGATGAAATATTACCAAGTCCATAAATTGTATCTTGTTCCATTAATTATAACACCAGCAGTTTGCTTGAGAGCGCCGCCATTTACAGTCATTGTACCAAAAACACCGTCTTGAGCGTGTACAAAACCATTTGTTGTAATCCCTCCGGCCGAAACCACGCTTTTTATAGAGGCTACATCAGCTGATAAATTAGAAAATTTATCTTCCAAGATAATTAATTGTAGTTCCACTTATCGTTGTGGTTTTCCAAAACGCTTGCGTTCCATCTACTATTAAGGCTCCACATCTAAACGTACCATACACATTTCCAGTGGACGAAGCTACAAGGGTGGTACATCTAATACCAAGCGTTCCATCGGTTGTTATTACTGATGTCGTAAGTTTATTCGCTTGCAAATTTGCTATATTTGCATTCGCAGCATTTAAACTACCAATTGTAGCGTAGTTAGCTGCGACATAATTAGCGTCAACCTTACTGGCTGCAAGCGTATTCACTCTAGCTAATTCAGCGTTCATTTCATCAACAAATATTTTAGTGGCATATACAGTATCAAGTTTTTCAGCAGTTACAGAACCGTTTTGTATGTTGCCGGTTTTAATCTGGTCGCCAAGATTTGAAGCATAAATTCTCCCGTTGAACGTAGCTGATGTTGGTGTCCACGAAAGCAAACTAAGTTTACCGTATCCATTTGAGCCAATGTAGTCACCATTAGCAGAGTTATATAATCTATCTGAACCAATCTGCCATCCGCCAATTGTACCGCTATTAGCAGTAATTTTACCATTAATAACGAGGTTGCCTTGAGCATCAACGTAAAATTGATTAGCCCAAGCAGCACTTGTGTTCGCTCTTGTTTGTATACTAATGCCTTGTGTCGGGTTTAGTTGTATTTGACTTAACCCGTTATTAGAAACAATAGTAAAACTAGCGTTGTTCAATACAGCACCATTGCTATCCAATGTAAAGTTGTTGTTGTCATTTGATATAATAAGCTGATTACCAGCAATGATTTTACCAACCAAAGCATCACCAGCAACACCAAAAATCTTTTGTCCGTTTAAATCTATTTCGCCAAGAGCAAGTCGTACAGTTTGCCAGTTATCTGACGTAAAAGCAAGAGTGTTGGATGTAAGCCATACTTGGTTTGGATTGTATGTACCATTATCCATCATGGTACGTCCACGCAATCCGTTTTGATTTATCAATATCTCTTGATTTGTGGCATTGATAACATTATTCTTTGAAGTGTCTAAGGCGGAGTTAATAAAGTCACTAACAGCGTTATTCATTCCACTATTGACATATTCTCCCCACTTAGCGCCGTCAAATTTAACGCTTGAACCAGCCTTAATAGCATCACCGAACAAATCTCTGAAAGTATATTCGCCATTATCAAGCTTATATCTATTGCCGAATACAAGAGAAAAATTCGTTGGGTCATCAAGCTGTACATTCAATTCAAGTAATACTGGCTTGACATACACAGCTTCGTCTTTCTCTATGTTAATAATACATCCAAGTTCCAACTGTTGACTAAATTTTTCAAAGTCCTTTAAGAATAAAAAGTTTACACTTTCAACTGTGAACTCAAAACGTGGCTGTGATACTCTTTCAAGTACATATTTGCCCTGATTATACAGAGATTGTGCCATATCTTGGATTTCACTATTCGTCATTTCTGATGTTATAGTAAAACTTTCATTTTGATATGTATTCTCAACCATATAGGTTTTGAGTTCTTCGTACTGTTCTTCCGTGAAGAATTTAGAGAAAGCCAAAGATTCATTGATTGCTTTTAAATCAGAGTTTATAACTTCAAGCTGTGTTTTTAAATCATTTATATGATTTTCTTGTGCTGTTACGGCTGCATTGGCGGCATTAAGCTCATTAACCTTGGCTGTGTATTCGGGAGTATTCTTCAAATCTCCCTCTATCATAACCTTTACAACGCCCTCAATAGCGTCTCTGTCAGTCTTTGAGTCTACTAAAGTAGAATTGGCTGTCACTATCTCGGTGTTTTTATCTTTGTATTGAGTTAAAAGGTTAGAATATCTTGTTTGTTGTGCTGCTATTGCGGCCTCCCAGGCTTTAATAGCATTGATTAAGGCTTGGTCCATCCATTCTGTTGTGGCAAAATAACTAAAATCATAGATTGTGTTTGTGCCCAATGGATTTACAGCCGATATACCAAGATTATTACCGCCATATACGCTTAAAGCCGTAACAATTTCATCTGATTTTTCATTAATGTCAATATTTTGAATCAGATTATTGTAACTTAGTATAATATCAGTATTCTTTACTAGGTTTTTCAATGTATATGCCGAAACTGTCCTAGCAAAAGAGTCAAACATAAATACGCATTCATAAGACGTTTCGACATCATTCATTAAAAATTCATATACTGTACTATCCGGTATCTCAAAAGTCCTATAAACATTCCATAAGTCAGGGTCTATCTGCCCAATTGTCCAGTTGGATGTTGACAGAATCTTGCCCATAAGTGTGTTGTCTGCGTTAATAGGGTCATAGAACTTATACGTACCATCAAATATGTTTATTTTTTTAAACGCAAGTTCCGTTTCTAAAGAATATGCTGTTACAGTCTTTTGTTTGACAATACCATCATCTGTTTCATCAACAGTTGTGATTAGAAAATACCCAATATCATCAATCAAAATAAGTTTTTTGCTCTTTATTCTGTCATAATATGGGAATATTTCTCCATCTGTCATATATGGAATAGTGATGTGGAACTCTGACATTTCATTAAATCTCAAAGACAGTTCCTGTTGATATCCTTGATTTAAGAAACAGATTTGTTGTTTATTCGGATTACACAATCTGATTACATAATCTTCATGTTCTCCGAAATAATTAAACTTTTGTAACATTATATCCTCCTTTCCGTTTTATCCGCTTACTTTCCTTGCGTTTTGATAACTTATTGTTATGCTTTCAGGTGAACCAAGAACTTGAAATGTATTCATACCGGGCACAAGTCTTGGCAGAGTGCCAGTCATATTACCAACACGCAATAATCCTGTGCTTGATGTGATTATATATTTATTAGAATCAATTGTCAATGTTTCGCTTGGACTTAACCCCACAAAGGAACAACCTTTATTCCCATCGGTTTTATTTATCAGTTCAAACGAATTAGAATTGCTCCCCATTTTAACAGTAAAAACAGGGAACATATAGTAGTTGTCGTCCGAAATATTATTAAAATCGAACGTTCCTTCAACTAAAAACGGCCCAAATGATTCTGTTTTAGGGTATTCCCAAGCCCATGGCGCATCACACACCACGTCACACTTAAATGTATAAGCATAGTTCCCAACAGTAGTGACTGTTGGATTGTTTAGTATACAGTTAAAGTATACCGATTCCATGTCGCACTGCATTATTTGAAGCTTTTTATATGAATTGTGCCCAAACAACCATCTTTGAATAATTTGCTGTTGAACAGCATCGACTGGTTTTAAACTAGCGAAGCTCAAACTAAACGTGAGAACTGGCGTTTGTTGAACACCGAAGAAATACGGCTTTGGTTTTCTGTATATCTCCTGTGTATACGGCTCTACCGAATTGGAGCCGACGTTCTCTAGAACGCCAGCTCCACTCTCGCTAATTAAAAACAGGCCGTAAGTTTCACTTGGGATATCATCAAATATAAATGAACGTGCCCAAAATGCCATTAACTCACCACCTTAAATTGAAACAGTATTCGTGTTTCGTTTATATCCGCCTTGGAACATTGCCTTGTTAAGACGTTTAAATACATCATTTGATATGCGCTCAATATCAGGAACAACAGAAGAATCAAGATTACCCTGTACATTAATATTGAGAAGATTATCAAACGTTGCTCCGCCATATGTAGAAGTCTTTGAAACAATATCAGGAAGAATGTTGTTCATAAATCTATCTTGCTGCGCCCTAGTAACGAAAGCTTCGCCTTTAAGGGCTTTGACAAATTCTTCATTGCCTTTAAGATTACCAACAAATCCAGCATCAAGTCCTGTATGATATGGTTTAACAGCATATACTAAGTTTTTCTTTGCCGCTCCGACGAATTTTGTCCAATAGTAGTTTTTTGGGTCTGGAATATATCCCCAAACCCTTTGAGCTTCCTCTAGTGTCATAAAGCCACTAATGGGGGTAGTTGTGCCTGTTTTATAAATAAGATATTTCGGCGTAGTATCAACAG